CAAGCCTGGGTACCACCCCTGGACAGTCAAGTTCGACTCTTTTGGTAGGAGCCTCTTCCTTGCACTATAAACAAAAAGTAATTAATTTTTTGTTGCTATGTTATTAATATAACACTCTTTGTAGGAAAATGCAAGAGGTAGGTTTACCAAAATATATATTTTGAATAGCCATAAAAAAAGGGCAGTGTTGCCACCGCCCTTTTCAATAAAATTAATTCTAAGAATTAACTAAATGTTACACCCGCAACTGATACACGTGCCAAGTAGTCTGCCGCATTACCAAGAGATGATGCAGTGTTGTTTAACTCTACATAACCATATCTTGTCATGAATGAAACTACAGGCTCAAATGTACCTGGGTCTAAAACAACGCCTGAAGACATTAGCGGAATGTATGGGCAATAGAATGCCGCCGCGTCTGCTTCTGATGTTCCTTTGTAACCAACAAGTACGTCTGTTGCGTCTGTTGCATATGCGTCTACGTATACTTTCATTGCGCCGTTTAGTGTACCAACAAGTTTAGTGTTAGTAGGTGCTTCGAATGTACCTTCAGTTGTTCTTGCAAACGCTGAAGTTGTAGCAGACTGAAGTACAGTTAACGTATGCGGTGATACCACTGCAAAGTTACCTGCGCCACGTCTTGTACGCTGTGCGATTTTATTAGCCGCTCTGTTAATCATAACAGCAAGTGCCGCGTGTTCGTCACCGACGAATGTTGCAGTACCTGAAACAGCAGTTTGGTCGTATTGTACGTCCGCTTCTGCCGCACCAGCCAAGTTACGTAATGAAGCAAGAACTTCTTGATCGATTTCAGCAGTAATTTCTTGTGCTAAAGCCGCCATAATTTCCGCTTCTACGTCAATGCCTTGTTGTGCTTGTGCGTCTTGTGCAGACTCAAAAGTCCAACGTGCTGACAATTTACGTGTCTTCGCTTCGACTGTTTGTTTTAAGATCTGAATTGACAATCTTTTACCTGCTTCACCTTCAAGTGCCGCTGTAGCCGTTGCCTTATCAGTAGATCCACCACCTGAATAGCCTAAGCCAATCTTGAACGGTGATAGAGCCTCTTCGCCTGCAGTCACATCATCTAATGTGTCTGAGTAACGAACTCTTAATGTGTGGATTTGACCCACTGGTCCTGTCATAGGTTGAACACCAACGATTTCGTTAGCGATCACTGTAGGCATGACCCTTCTTATTACTGGTAGGATAACTCTATTTAAAGTTGCAACATTACCTGCAGAAGTTGCTCCTGCTGTAGCCGACTCAGCCAAGTACTTCTTGGTGTTGTCAAGCGTAGCAGACATAACAGACTTCTTATTGCCTTGTAGGCCTTCAAGTAATGCGCTCTTAGTTTCCTGCCATCTACTTTCTAATAGTTCTGACATTGATTTCTCCTTATTTTAATCCTGCAAGTCTTCTAATATCTACGACATTATCTGTTGCAGAATTACTTGCGCCATTTCTAACGTTAGATTCTTCTTTGTTGCCTGTTACTTCTTTTGCCTCGGTAAGTGTCGCCTTCTTCTTTGCCGGAGTGTTACCATCTATAACGGATGGCAAATACTTGTCAAACTGTTTTTGGATATTAGCAGTTTGTACAGACTCCAGTAAGTCTGTCATAATCTCTTTTTGTTCATTGCTCAACGGAGCAGTTAACCCGGAAATTACATCTTTTCTTTTTGCAGTTTCTTGTGCTTTTTTAAACTCAAGATCCTTAGATTCAACTAATTTAGTTGCCTTCTTAACAGTTGCTTTTGCTTCTGCTAATTGCTTGTCTTTCACTTCAACAACTTTTAAAAGTTTAGCAGTTTCTGATTTCTCATTCAAGTAAGAGTTAGTATACTCTTCTTGGAATGTTTCAAACAGTTTTCTACCAAAATCATTTTTACGTGCAACGTCGATGTCTTCTTTAAGTTGCCCAATCTCTTTTGTAAGAGTTTTTGCAACAGTATTTTCAACAACCTTCGCTCCATTTTTAACGAATTTTTCTTTTACTGTGTTGAGATGCTTCTTAGCCTCTCTAATTAGTCGAACTTTAGTTTCTGCAAGATCTTTCTTATCTTCATGGAATTCAGCAATTTCTTTTGCCAAAGCCTCTACTACAAATTCCTCAAGTTTGCCAAATTTAGTTGACATTACTTTTTGGTCTTCATGTAGTTCGGAAACTTCCTTGCCTAATTGTGCAACAACAAAGTTTTTAAGTAGGTCTGCGTTTTCACGCATTGCCACATGATACTTTGCTCTCGCTTCAGCAAGTTTTGTGCGGTCATCAGCAAATTCCGTAATCTCTTCACCAAGTCTATCCTCAACCATTTTTTCCACTGCTTCAGCCATTACTGACTTATCGTGGTCATATTTTTGAGCAAATTCTTCGCGAAGTTCTGCGGTTACTTCCTGACGGTTTTCAGTGATCTTATCCGCCCATGCTTCTTCTATCGATGCTTTGATGTCTTCAGAAATTACGTTATTCTCAAAAAGTGATTTCAGTGCTTCCAACATCATGTTCTCCTTATTTTAAACCTTGGATAATGTTTACCAAAGATTCTTTCAAATACTTCTGTGCCTTTGTGTCGCCTTTGACTTCGCGAGCCATATTAAATGCCTTATACCCATCTTTGGTATTCATCAAATGCTCGTAAATTGGCGTTGGATATGCGCCTGGAGCAGATGGTTGAGCAACTATATCAACAGTGATAATTTCAAAGTCGCTTACGTTACTATCTTCGTTTACGTTACCTGAACCACGCGATGAAACACCAAGTTTAACTCCGCTTTCCAGCATTGTTTTAACAAGTTGTCCCATCGGCGTAGGTAATACTTTTAACTTTCCATAACCGTTTGGTCCATCCATCCACATTTCTTTAATCATGTGCGAACAACGGTCAAGGTTAATGTTAAGGCCTTCTGGATGATCAACTTCACCAAGAACTGAATATCCTCCTTGAATCTGATCGTTAAGAGTGTTGACAGCCCTACTAATTTCACTTACGGGGTATATACGCTGGTTCGCATTGCGAACGCCACCCTGAATGCAAATACCTTTTAAATGAAGGTCTTTGCCGTCTTCAGTAGATTCCAGAACGATCTGCGCCTGGTCGAATGTCAAGTTCTCACGTAATAGGTTCATCATCTTAGACTATCCTCAACAATTACTTAGAACCAATGATTGACTTACCATCAGTTCCTGTTTCGCCTGCGCCTTTTTTCTCTGCGCCATGGCCTTTAGCGTTTGACATTGACTTAGATGCTTTACCACCTGGAACGTTAACATTGCCGCCATCTTCAGTTTTAGGAGCACTTACAGTACCACCTTTTTCTTCTGATGAACCTTTTGCAATATTAGCAGTTGTTCCGCCCATGTTATTTGCACCAGCAACTGGAGATTTTGCTTTATTGTCTTCGCCTTTTGGCTCAGCAATTTTTTCAACATACTCTCTCATTTGCTCAGTGTTAGATTTAGTACCTTCAAATGCTGGTACTTCGTCTGCTACGCTAAGATCGGATTCAGGAGCAAATGCTTCCTCTTCCTTTTCTTCGTCGTCACCCATGTCGTCCATTGGTGCTTCCTCAGAATCTTCATCGTCACCTTCTTCCTTATCGCCCATCATTTTTTCAAATTCTGCTTTAAGGTCGTCAAGTGCATCTTCTAAATCAACAACACGGTCTTCCATATCTTCGTCATCACCGTTGTCGTCGCCTTCTGCATCGTCGCCACCTTCGATGTCAGCCATCATATCGTCTGCTGGATCACCGCCCATGTCGTCTTCTGCTTCTGGTGTAATTTCTGCAAAGTTTTCGTCAACGTTTTCATCTTTTGATGCTTCGTCAACTTCTTCGTCTTTTGCTTCGTCAACGTTTTCGTCTTTAGACTCATCTGTTTCTTCGTCTTTTGCTTCGTCGACTTCTTCGTCTTTTGAAGATTCATCAACTTCTTCGTCAGTTGCTTCGTTAGTGTCTTCGTCTTTAGACTCGTCTGCTAACTCATCTTCTAATAAATTTTCATAAATTGATCTTGATTTTTCTACGACGATATCATGGAACAGTTCTTCTGCACCTTTCTTATCTTCGTTAACTAATTTTTCAAGCATCTGCTCGAATTTGTTACGGTCTGCCATTGTAGTACCTCCTATAAGTTTACGTTTGGTAAGGCTGTCAATAATATTTACACTTTATTCGGAATATATGTGGAATATAGGCTCAAAACGCAGGATTTTGAAACCTTAATGAAATTAACCAAAGATCTTCTGGAAATCTTCAATGGTTATGTGAGATAAGTTTGTGAAGTTTTTTAGACTTCCGGGTAAGAACTTGTCTCCTTCTGCTACTACTCTTATATATCTCTTTCTGTGATTTCTTTGGCATATTATGCCTACTTGACGTTCCCAGTTACCAAAATATGTTGCAGGGTCGTGTTCTCGCTTGTAATTAAATGTACCAGCGTATAAGTTGTTTACCTTATCATCGCCTTTTCCGGTGCCTGTAGTGCCTTTAAAGTCAAATCCTAACAAATATATAGGATCATGTCCGTGGTCTGAAGCAAGATCTAATGCTGTAGGACCACTACTCCAGCCTTTACTGGGGTTTAAAATGTTGAGTCCTTGTATGTCATTCAACTGTTTATTGTGGTTAGTGTATACTTTGTTGTGCTTTTGCCAGCCTGTTTTGCAAATTTCCATTACCATCTTGGCGTCTACTGCTACAAGATAGTCTGGCCTAAAGTCTCTATAAACTGCGTTACAGGCATAGATAGGACCGTACTGTTTTAATGATTCTAAACTTATGGGTTTACGGCTTGTGCCGTTACCAACAACGAATGCTGTTGACATAGGTTCTCCTATACTTCAGGTTGTGCCGCTAATCCGTACATTTGTCTTACGAAATGTAATTCTTTTTGTTGTTCTTCTTTATGAAATTCACCTGCTCTACGTGCTTTATTAATCTGTCGTAGGCTTAAACGTGTCTTACGAGTATCATTTTTTTGTACAACACCTTCGTCGTCAACAGAATCGTATGACTTGTCCTCTGTAGGTTCAAGTGTTTCTTTATCAAAGTAAAATAATTCTCTTAGTATCATGTAACTATTTATTCCTTATGCTGGTGGAACTTCAGGAGCCGGTGCTCCGCCTGCGCCGCCGCCTGTTGTTGTGTCAGGTGCCGCCGCTTCTCCGCCTGCTACTGGATCAGGCTCAGCAGTTGGATCAATATCTTCACCTCCTGCTATATCTGCATCTAATGCCGCTCCGCTAATACCTACGCCACGCATTTCACCTGCGGCGTCTGTTGGAGGTGGAGTTAAGTTTTCATCATTCTCTTCTTTCCAATAACGTTCGTTTTCTGCAATCTCTTCTGAACTTAATCCTAAGAAACGTTTCATTGCATATCTGTTACTGATAAATGGCACTGCCATAATTTGTGTAAACGTTGGAATCCTTACATTGTCAAGTTCTGATTGTCTGTAACTTGCAAAGTTCATTGGTGGCTCAAGTTTTAAATCAAACATTGAAACATCAATGTTCATTCCTTTTTCCATCAAGTAACGTTTAAACTCTTGGTTAAATTCTTCTGTTACAAGTGCTTGTAAACGCTCACAGTACTTGTTAAAGCGTAGTTCTTGTATGTATGCAGTACCTACTCTACCATCGTTACTTTGCGTTTGTGCATCATCTTGTGCCGCAGTTGGCAAGTAACTACTTGGAATACGTAAACCTCTAATAAGTTTATTAGTAAAGTATTTTAAGTCATCAATCTCACCTAAGTTAGTACCACCTGGTAATGTTTCAACTTTAGATCCACGTCCTTCTGCTGTTTGCGGAAAGAAGTAATCTTCATTAGTTGATAAAGGATTGTATGCACTGTCAATGACGCTTGTTGAACCGCCTGTTGCACTTGGAATACGTCTTTGATGTATTTCTGTTTTAACACGTTCTACAAACTGCATAGCAAGGTGTGATGGCATGTTACCTACGTCAATGTAAAACACTCTACGTTCTGGTGCTCTTTGTGTTCTGTAAATAATAATTGCATCTTCAAGTAATTCTTTTTGTTTGTAAACTTTAAAAATACTTTCAAGTAATGAATTACCAAATGGATAGTTGTTGTCTAATCCTTCTGATAAACTTAGGTGTACAACATGTTCTGCATCAATTGCAACTTCTCTATTGTTTACATTAAATCTTGATCCTGATTGCGATGTTCCTGTATTACCAACTGCACCTTGTGCACCACCTGTTTGATAACCTTGAGAACCTGACGATGTTCCGCCACCTGTAATATTTCCGCTTGTAATATGCGGATCAGTAATAATTCGATCTCTAAAATTAAAGTTAATATCTTTAATAATATATTGCTCAGGCTTTTTGCCTTCTGATTCGTTTACAATAATACGTACTACTTTTGCAGGATCAATATAAAACCATCTTTTAGTTTCTGGATCTCTAACAAAAAATGCATCACCATATTTAAATGTATTACGAACAACTCTAAACATCTTAGTGTCAAACTTCTGTAGTTTAGACCATTGTTTCAAGTATTGTCCTAATACAGTAATTTCACTGTTTGTTGCTTGTTTATTAAAGTTAAGTTCAAATGGTGTTAAATTTCTTGGATTTTGTTGTGAGCAAAATTCTGCTAAAATATCTAAAGCCGCATTTACTTCACTGTCATTGTCCATAGTATTGTATTGACCATAACGCTCTACTCTATTTGGAGAGCCTACATATACGTCCGGTAGATATGACGAATAATTGGATTTTGCTGGACCGGGCTCATTGCCACCACGTCCACTGAACGGGCTCATGTTACCGTTGTCGTTATTGCCTGTTGGCACGTTTGTAAAGTATCTTTTCCAGCTCATATTATGCAGGTCCTTTCAACATATTACCTTGCAACTGATTTGTTGCACGTAGTAACTGTTTCAAAATTTTGTTTTGTTCACCCAAAGTTGTTAATAACAAATCGCTACTGTTACTATTTACCGTGTCTGTGGTGTCTGCCAGCATTTTTGTGACTCCTGAATTTTTAACAATTTCGGCAGTGTCAACTTCTGGTGTAGTAACTGCTGGCATTTCATAGTCTGGCATCGTTCCTGCTGTTACAGTTTTTGGTGTTCCTGGCATTTCAACTGTTGTAGAAATTTGATTTGCTTTTACGTGCTTATCAGTTACATCGTCGTCATCGCCACCAAACCAATTTAATGGATTAAGTTTCTTACCAATACCTTTTACCTTTTCCCAGAGACCGCCAAAGAAGTCTCCAAACCAAGTAAACATTCCTGATAGAACGTCCCATATTGGTGCTACCCAACCTTTAATTGTTTCCCAACCAAATATAGCAACTAATGCCGCACCGATTGCAAGGAATGGTGCAATAATTGGTCCAAGTATAATTCCAAACACTGCTGGTAGTAATGATGTTACAAATCCTGCAAGTAATAATCCTGCAAGTCCACCAAAAACACCGGCGACTACTGTTCCAATATGTTCTTTGAAGAAGTCTCCAAACCAATCGCCAAATATTTTCCCTACTTTTTCAAATCCATCATCAATCATAGGTTTAAATCTTTCATCCCAAACTGTGCTAAAGAATTTACCTAAGTCACCACCTGATGCTTCCCAAGTATCTTTTAAGAATGCCGCTAACTCTTCACCGTATATGAGAATTTCGTCTAAGTATTTGTCCATAGCAGAAATACCGTCTTCACCTTCAGCAGTAAACCAAGAAGTAAACTTGCCAATACCGTCCATGAACAAATCAAACAATCCGCTATCCAGTACAGTTGTTTTAATTTTGTTACGCATTTCTGTTATTGCTACTTCAAAACCTGAAACTGCTTCTGTAGTTTTATCACGTTGTTGTTGTTCTGCTTCCATTGCTTTAAAGTCTGCGTCTCGATATTTTGCAGACATTTTATTAAATTCTGCAAGACCTGATGTCATACCTTCAAAACCTTCTTTACCCATCAACGCTGATACTTGTGCTGGATCCATGCTTTTAAAGAATTCATCCATTTGTGGTCCAAAGCCTGCCATTTTCTTAACATATTCTTCTTGACTAATTGAACCGTCACCAAGTTGTTTCTGTAAGTCTGCAAAGCCTGGTATAGTTGCCGCAAGTTTTTGTGCTAATGGAGTTTGTGCAACACCGTCTGCCATATCTTTAATAGCGTTACTAAATCCTGGTAATTCTGAATCAACAAATGCAAGTCCGTCTTGAAAGTTCTCTAATGCTTGGCCTGACAGTTTACTTGACATAACCATTACGTTTGCTTCAGCACTTTGTTTCTTTAATAGTGCTTCTGCTTCTTTACGTGACTTACCTGTTACTTTAGCAAGTCTATCAATCTGCATTAGATATGCTTCTGAACCTGCTTTTAATTGTGCTTGAGTTTTATTACCAAGTCTACCTTGCATGGCTTGCTGTTCCATATACTCAGCAGTATGTTCAGCAAGGGCATCCATTTCATACCCCATTCCCATAAATTCTTTTCTTGGTAAACTTTTAATTAATTTTCCAAACTCTTTTGCACCATTAGAAGTAGTTCCTCCTAATAGCATCATGTTTTGTGATTGATTAACTACAAATCCTGAGAAACTTTCTAAACTCATTCCAGCATTTGATGCCGCCAAGTTCATTTCAACAATGTCGTTACCAAAACTTGCACCTACTTCTGATAAAGTTCTAAATTCTTTAACACTGCCTTCAACCACTTGTAATATCCCGCTTAATGCTCCACCAACTACAGGAAGTTGTGCGGCAAAGTCGCTCATTGAAACACTGGTACCCATGAACTCTGATGCTAATCCAGTTACAGCGCCTGCGGCCATTCCAATACCTTTGGTGAACATTCCACCAACCATTGACAAGCCTCTACCAAAATCTCCAAGTACAGAAGTAGTAGATTCTATTTCGTCTGCAAAGTTTCCGGTTTTCTTGGCGGCTTTTTCCATTACGCCTGCCATTCCGCCAGGTCCTCCACCAGCGCCTCCACCTCCAGAACCACCACCTCCACCTTTGTTACCCTTCTTTAGGGCCGCAAGGATGTCTTTTAGTGTCGCTTCGGTAGCCGCGTCTTGGATCTGTATATTTCCAATTCCGGGTATATCTGCTGTTACAGCCATTAATTAAATACTCACTTTATAAATGCAATAAATACTTTTGCTATAACTATTTAGCAGGAGAAAAATATGTCAGAAAATAAAATTCCACAAGGCGGTATACCAATGATGCCTAATGGACCACAACCGGGTACACCAGTACAACCGGTTCGGGCAAATCCCCTAACGAAGCATTTTCGACAGCCAAAACTGTATCTTAAACTTCCGTCAGGCGGATCATATTGGCCAGAAGGATCACTTGAATTACCAGAAAATGGTGAAGTTCCAGTTTATCCAATGACTGCCAAAGATGAATTAGTATTAAAAACACCAGACGCACTTATTAACGGTGAGTCAACAGCAACAATGATTCAAAGTTGTATTCCTAATATTAAAAATGCATACGATACACCAAGTTTAGATCTTGATGCTATTTTGATTGCTGTAAGGATTGCTACTTATGGAGAAAAACTTACAATTACTTCTCCAGTACCAAACACAGAAATGACTAAGGACGTAGAAGTAGATTTAATTATGTTATTAGATACTGTACAAGGTAGAACATACGATCCATTATATGTAAGCAACGGATTTACATTTAATATTAGACCTTTAAATTATAGACAGTTTACAAAAACTGCATTAAAGGCATTTGAAGAACAACGTATGATGCAAACTATTGCTGATACAGATTTAAGTGAAGAAGAAAAAATGAAGAAGTTTAATCAAAGTTTTGGTAAACTAACTTCAATGACTTTAGACGCTGTAGTAACACAGATGGATTGGGTTCAATTTGGTGCTGAAGATAAAGTATCAGATAAGAAACATATACTTGAGTTCTTTGAACAAACATCAGGAGAAATTTTTGATGGAGTTAAAAAGTCAATAGAACACAAAAGAAATGATCATTCACTTAAACCATTAATTGCACAAGCATCTGATGAAGAGAAGGCGGCAGGAGCACCTGACACTTGGGAGGTACCAGTGTCTTTTGACCAATCAAATTTTTTCGTACGCAAATAGCACAGTGGCCTCTTGACAAAATCCAGAAAGAAGTTACTGATCTTGAAAACTCAGCCAAAGAACTAAGACACAATATTCTTAAACTTGTTTGGTATATGCGTGGTGGAGTGACTCTATCTGAAGCATATGAAATGGGTCCTGAAGACCGAGACATGGTCAAAAAAATCGTAGAAGATAATATGGAAACTACTAAGAAGTCCGGATTGCCGTTCTTTTAATTATTAGTTTTGAAGTGAAGCGTACTTACCACCTGCTTCGCCCGGTGCTGGTGCTGGTGTTTTCTTAGCCGCTTTAGAAGTCATTGATTTTGTAACTTTTGGTTTAGCCGCTGGTGCTTTGTTATCTGATCCTGAAATATAATCTACAACAAGTTTTTCAACTTTAGCAGTTTTAATTGATTTTATTAATTCGTCTAATTTAGGATTACCAAGTTTTGCCGCTGTTGCCTTGTTAGCAACTTTTCCTGTAGATGTGCTAACCCACTGATTACCTTTCCACACATAGTCATCTTTTTCTAAACCTGCGTTAGTTCCTGTTGGTGGATTACCCTTCATGTTAAACGGTCCATCATTTGCTGGATCGCCTGAACTCTTACCTTGTAATGTTGATGCACTATTTCCGTCTGCTATACCGTCACCGTCTTTGTCTGCTTTAGGGTCTGGACTTGATTTTGCTTTATCGCCTTTACCACCTTTAACACCGCCCGAACTTGCTGTGCTACCAGTTTCGCCTTCTTTATCATCTGGATAATCTCCACCGGTTGCTTTTACTGGATCATCTGGAGTGCCTGTAGGATAACTTACTTTATCATCGCCTGGATCTTTTCCACCGGCGTTTGGATCTTTCTTAAGAGGTTGCCCTGTATCTTTAGCAACTGTACCAATCTGCTCATCGCTTAATCCTTGTGCTGAAAGTATATTAGTAATAGAACCAATGTCTGTAGGTTCACCTGCTTTTGTCCAAGCCTTGTTAAGTTTACGTGTTGTAACTTTCTGTCCTAATTCTTTACCTGCTTTTTTAGCCGCACCTGAAACTGCGCCTACAGCCTTGCCAATACCTTTGTTTGCTACTGCACCTGCTTTGTCTAAGCCAGCGCCTACTGCTTTACCTGTACCTTTAGCCGCCGCTTTACCTATGTTAGCCGCACCTGCCGCGGCTTTCTTAGCCATTTGTTTAATGTCTATTTCATTAAGAATGTAATCTTCTAAATCGTAAAAATATTGTTCTTCTAACTGTTCTGCACTTTTATAAACTTTTGATTCTTTCTTTGCATCTTTTTCTACATATTCTGATTTGGCTAATGCTCCACCAAGTGCAACTGCCGCCGCACCTTGCATAATTTTTTCAGCCATGTCTTGCTTAAATGTATCAATGCCTGTTTGTAACTCTGCTGTTTCGTTATATAGTTTAAACATTTCCATCATTTTGTCTTGTTGGTCTTCTGGTAGTGAATCAATGATTGCAAAGAATTCATCGTCCATTATTTCTGGACCTACAAACACGTTAGAGAATGAATAAACAATGTTTCCGTCTGCGTCTTGACCTTCAACTGAACCTGTAACTAATGACGTCCATGGTTTGTCTGAACCTGGAATTTTTACTTCAATAGTCTTTTTAAATACTGACCCTGCTGTATATTCGCCTTCGAGTCCGTCAACTACTTGTGGTGTACTACCTCCAAAATCTCTTATTGAAGAGTCAGCGGACATTCTTATGCCCATAAACTCTCTGGTTGAAACTGCTTTTTCCATTTGATAAACTGATTGAAGTTTTTCAACTTGTTCTGGACTTAAATCAAATTCATCACCAAGTTTAGCAATTCCTGTACTTGTTGGTTGTTCACTTGTGTCCATACCAAGTTCGTTCATTTCATCTTTGCTATACTGTGCTTTTATAGTTCCTTCAGCACCTACATCTCCGTCTGGATCAGCAGTACTTGTTGTGTCAACTGTGTCTTTGCCAGTACCACCTACGTCTTGCTCAGGACCTGAACCGTAGTCGCCTTCATCACCTAACTTATCTGGATCTGCTAAAGTAACGTTTGCGTCACCTGTAGTGTTTTGTTTTACAACAACGTCAATACCTTGGCCTTCAATGTTAAATTTAGTTTGAAGATTGTCAATTGCTTCTTTTACATTTTTACCATCTGGTTCAAGTTCGAATATTTTATCGTTTAGTGCGTCTAACTGTTTATCTAATACTGCCGATGCTTCAGCGTCTAACTTAGGCATCATCTGTATCATTGCTGTACGTGTTTGAATAAGTTCTTTAACTGCTTCAGAATCTAAGTCTTCAATACTGTCTGCACCCATGGCTGTTAGTTCTGTTATATCTATTTCGCCATTGGTAGTCATAAATGTTTGTGTAATCTCTGCTGGGAACATATCTTCTGCTGTTCCTGATATAGCATCGCCCAATGCACCTGCAATAGCACCAATTGCCGCGCCTTTAACACCTTTAGCAACTGCTGTTGATAGTTTATCGCCCTTAATAGTATTGTTTGCTAACTTTAAGAAGAAACCAATTGCGGCACCACTTAAAATACCACCACTTGCAAATGCAAGTACTGATGTCATTGCACCAATAATAAATGCACTCTTGGCTGGATTGTCTTTTGCAAATCCGCCCCACTTGTCAACCCCTGCAATAATTTTTTGACCGCCGGGCATATCTTTTACTTTGGTCTTTAATTGTGTTTTTAGTTTTTCAAACTGTGCATCAAAGTTTTTAACAGGTCCACTATTTGCCGCGGCATCCATTAACTTGTCAATTTCAGTTTTCATCTTACCTGAAACTTCAGCAGTTACTTTACCTGCTTTACCCAATGCTGTTAAATTCTCACCGCCTTCAATTGATACTTTTTCAGCCTGTGTAAATATTTTCTGTATTTCGTCAGGTTTAAGATCGGCTTCCATTAAGTTGCTGTACTGCTCAACTAATGGCCAAACATTCTTTTCCCATGAACCAACATAGATTTTTTGTTGCTCAGTTAACATTTCCCATGACTGAGATTCTGTTAATATTGCTTGTGATTTAAGATTGTATGCTGTTACTTCATTAAGTTTCATGTTATGCTGTTGCTCCTGCGCCTTTTGGTGCACCAGTGTTAACAACAGTGATATTGTTAACTATATATTTTTTCTCTTCGTCTGTGCATTGATTTATTTGATCCAAAATTTCTTTTGGAATTTCGCCACCTGCTCCGCCTTGACTTGCATCACCTGTTGTTGCACCTGTTGTTGCACCTGCTGTTGCACTTGCTGTATTGCCAGCACCTTTACCTGCGCCTGCTTGTGCTTTTGCGGCTGTTTGATCTGCACCATCATCTTGTGGTGACGCTTTTTTAGAATCTTTTACTATTTGTAATAATGCGGCATCAAGCACTTTCTTATTAAATGGTCCACCGGGTGCTTTTGCTCCGCCGGCAGTCTTGATACCTTTTTTCTTAGCCAACGCTACAATTTCTGCTTTGCCTTTTTTATCATCAGGTTTGATCATAGTAGCCTTACCGTCGATACCTGCTAATACTTTTTGTCCTGATGCACTTGTAACAACATCGCCTGGTGCAACTGCACCTTTGCCGGCACCACTTGCGTCAGCGATTGCTTTATCGATAATTGGACCTTTGTCTTTAAATCCGTTCTGCATTAACCAATTCTTGAACTCTACAGGATCATTAGCCTTCATACTACCGCCGGTAGCACCCTGATGATTTTGCCATGCTGTACGTAAGTCGTTTGCTTCAGAACCTGTGTCAACGTTGCCTGCAACGCCTGCCGCGAAATCTCTCGCACCTACTTTTGCGGCTGTTTTAGCAAGAACCTTCTTGCCAAACTGTGCTAAGCCTGATACAGGCGCCTCGGAAACAGGTTTTTTAGTAGATTCAGCAACAATGTGTGTAACTTTCATGAATTAGTCCTTTGTTTTAACTATAACTATTTATTCCAATCAGATTCTTTTAAATAATCTTACGATGGCAGAGACAAAATTTGTAGTTGTTCCTAAAAATGCAGTCATATCCGCACTTTCGCAGAGTGAAGCATATCAAACGGTACAACAATTAAACGATGTAAAACCAGATGAAGAGTATATTGTACTCGAAGTACATCCGGAAAGACCAAGTGGATTAGGACGCGATCCTGATTTATACGATTAGAACTGTTTGAATACTGAAACATATTAAAATGTTATAAGTTGCTCTTTGAGCAACTATGTTTTCGCTAACGCTCAAACATTATATCTTTTAATTAATGATATAATAATTGCGAAGCAATTTAGCATCATGTAGATTGTTTCAGTCAGACGGAACCTGTTTAAGGGTTCCATCTAATCTTGAACATCATGTGAGCTCGTCACAGCCAAGACTTGGAAATAGGTAATTGTTTATACACAAAGTACAATGGGCTCTGACCTTTCCCAACCTACGTCGACATCGTTGTTTCCAACTACCTCTCGCTTCGTTCCTATTGCTAAAGAGTTTTTATGTACTGTGTTTGTGTTTTTCAATTGACAGCATTCAATCTATATCAACCAGTGAGCCCAATTTGTTTGTTGGCTTCCTACCTCTGGGTAGTCGATCAATATGTACGAGTGTCCTTATCACGGGACCTTTTACTCAGCAGTATATTATACTGGCCTGCTAACCTTATGTGCTGTATATAGCCTATAGTTTGTTTAGTGCTTCTCGGAGAATTTTTGAACCGCCAACTCTAACATTAATAATACCGTTGTAATATTCGTCGCTCTCTAACACACGGCGTTCAAATTGTTCTCTTGCCTCAAGGTAACTCATCAAGCCTCTACTGTTACAATAGTAAAGTATCTCTCTTGTGAATTTATCAGTGCCTAATGCTTGTACGTCTTCGTTGAGTTTGTCTGAACTTCCCCAGTAGTCACGCCAATCTGACTCTTTGTAACCTCTGCGTTTGTTCTTCCGGCCTTTAAGTGGTGGTTTAGTGGTCTTAAATTTTGCTAATTTCTTGCCTATGTACTTTTTATTATTAGTAAGATTTGTGATTATGTACACAAATCCTTCTACGTCTTCTGGGATTTCTTTTACTTCTTTGCTTTTATAAGTCCACTGCATGAACTTACTTACTGTTACGATCTTTTCCTCGCCTCTTTCTTGGCATCAAAGTCGGATTTAATCTCGTCCATACGTATTTTAGCAAGGCTACGTATCTCTCTAAGCCATTTCCGGCTTGATTGCATAGTGCGTTCTCCACCGTGCTTCTGGTATAATGCAAGTTCTTTGTAATATTCCAAGTATGCCTTGGTTAACTTGTCATGTGTATCGTCTTCAATGCTCATTGTACTATATCAACATCGTTTGCGTATGATGTAAAGCCATTCTCTTTTACAACCTTAAGTACATTCTGCACACGACCTTGTAATTCGTCTTTGTGTGATATTAGATAGATATTCTTTTTACGTTCTCTACCCATCTTCTTAAGGATTGCAAGACTTTGTTCAACACCTGCTGTATCCATTCCACTGTCAATCAACTCATCAATGAACATTAAATTAATATTCTGATATAAACTTTCCCATACATCACGGAATGCAAAACTCATACCAAGTATAAGTCTATTACGCTCACCTCTACTCAAGTTGTCAAAGTCTAAGTCTTGACCAAGTTGTGTAATTAATACTGTTAAGTCGTTTTGGAATACAACACTGTGCGGTAATCCTATCTTGTCTAAGTAATTTGTTAATCTGTTGTTTAGATATGCAAGGTTTTGTTCAATAATCTTTTTACGAATAAAACTATCTTTATTTGTTAATAGTTTGTACAAGAAGTCTTGATGTTCTTTCATTGAATTTAGATCGTTAACTGAATTCCAATCAACTTCTTGAATAGCACTATTGTTTAGTTCGTCAATTTGATCAACGTAAGGATCTGTTTCTGTTTCTTTTGCACCAAGTGCTGATTTTAAATTGTCAACATTACTTCTGTGTTCATATGCTTCTTTTGCAGTTTCATAAAATGTATTTGGCTTTGTTTGTTCTTCGCCTAATTCAGAAAGTTTAGCCTGTACCTTTTGAAACTTTGTATCAATCTCCATTAAGTAGGACATTGTGTCAGCATATTCTTCTTCTAATTTCTTTTGTATTTCGTCAATCTTTTCTTCTGGCAAGTCTTGTCCACAAGCATGACATTTTGCTTCATCAATATGTTCAAGTTCTCCACTTGCTTTTGCAACCTGTTTATCTGTTTGTGATAATGCACTTTCAAGTGTTGCTTTTTCTTTAGTTAAGTTTCTTCTTGAAGTATCAGTTTCTTCCCACTTAGAAAGTAATTCATGATTAGAAAGTTCTTGTTCAATGTCTAAGTGTTCTAATTCATCAATGCCTAATTGTAAGCGTTCACAGTCTTTTGCATTTTGCGTTTTCCAAGCAGTACTTTTAATTTGCAAACTGTTAATAGTTTCGCCTATCTTATCATTACTTGTTTGTATAGCATTAATACGTGCAGTTTCTTCTGTAATAGCGTCACGAATTTCTTTTTGTTTTACTTTTAATTCTTCTGCTTTCTCAGAAAGTATAGTAATACCAAGTAACTGTTCAATGATTTCACGTTGATCGTTTGCTTTTAGACTTAAGAACGGTTCAGTGTATGTGTTTAATGCAACCAAGTGCTTAAACATTGTATGACTCATTTGTAGTAGTTCGCCAATGTCTGCTTGAGTCTTACGACTATCTCCTTGACTCATATCTTCAATGTCTTGCTCTGTATCGTCAATGAAAAACTTTAATAAGTTAGGACCACGTCCTCTTTCAATGCGATAATTTACTCCTGCCTTTTCAAAGTTAAGAGTAACAAGCATACCTTTACCATTTGTTTTATTGATAAGGTTATTGCGTTTAATGTTAGTTAGTGCCACACCATACAATGCGTAAGATAATGCATTAATGATTGTGGTCTTACCTGTACCGTTACGTGACCCACTGTCGTCACCACCTTGATCTAAGTTTTCTCCAAGGACTAAGGTTAATTGCTTATTATTAAAGTTAACTGCTTGAGTCTGATTACCCACACTCATAAAGTTCTTTACTGTTAGGTCTTTAATTAATATCATTCTATAACTCGTTGTAAATGTTTAGTAGTGTTTGCTTATTGTAATTCTCTGAATCAATAGCATTAATTTCTTCTGCAACAATTTGATCTACACTTTCAAATTTTGTAATGTCAATGTCGCTGTTTATTTCGTCATCTTGCTGACTTGGAATTAATGTAAGTTCTCTACAACTGTAGTTCCTCATAAATTCTTCTTTGATAAAACTTGCTTCTTCGTAACTAATGTTAATATCAAGTGTAACTCTTAGATACATTTTACTTTTTAGTAATGAATCTTTTTCATCAATTAGTTGACTTAGTTTTACAGTTCTATACTTAGGACAATCTGTCCAATCAACGTATTGTGGTTCTCCGCCATGTTCTAATATCATCATACCACGTTTATCATCCCATGCATCTGCATAATTGTGTGGAAACGCATTACCAATGTATGTTACATTTCCTTGTGTTTGACGTTTATGAAAGTGTCCACTAAAAACATAATCTTGATGTACAAAATGTTTAGATTGTAATTCACCTGTGTCAGGCATTTGTACCATTGCATTCATGTAAAAATTAGGAAGTTCAAAATGACCAAACATATATTTTGTTTTAATCTTAGGAATCTTCTTCCATTCTTCACCAACAAGCCACGGCACCATAGTACTGTCGCCTATTGTTGTAATTTCATCAATTACAGTTACACCGTCAATGTGCTTTGCAAACTCAACACTCTGAATATCTCTTTTATCTTTATAATATAAGTCATGGTTACCAGGAAAGTAAAAAAACTGTTCAAATGCTTTACCAAGTTTTTCAAGACAACGGATTGAATAATCCATTGTAACAATATTTAGACTATTTCTATTATGATGCCAGTCACCCATAAAGATGCCTGTTTCACAACCTTCGGCTTTTGCCTTTTCAATATACCAATCTACGAACGCTTCACAGTCCTGATTATGAGCCACTGAATTGGACTTTAGTCCAAAGTGAATATCTGTGAATACTGCACATTTTTTAAACAAAATATTTCCTTCTAATTACTATACTCTTTATATTGTACTGCATTTGTTGATGAAAGTCAACCTTATTTGGCTATCTCGGCACCTTGGCTTTGATAGTAGGCGGAACAAATGGTTTCTTAATACCTTTTTCTGCTTCTTGCTTCGCCATTGCTTTTCTTTGGTCTTCGACTTGTCTTTCCCATTCACCTTGTTGCTGTCTTGTAAATGATGGAGTCATGTCGTTCATTTCTAAAATATCATCTCTAATGTTTTGATTACGTTTTTCAATATTAATAACTCTAACAAATGAATTAGTTACTGCCGCAGTATAATATGCAAATGGATTAGCAGACTTGGATTCGTCAAACTGTAATCCTATTTGTGTTAATTGTAAAATTGCTTGTCCACGCATCTCGTCATTGTATGTGTATCCACGTACATTGCCTCTTGTTGCATAACGATCACAAAGTTTCATCCACATACGAGCAAGTTTTTCAGTAGTCTTACCATGCTTTAAACTAAACGCACCGTTTTCCATACCACCTTCCCAATGACTTTTACCAACACACAATAACTCTTGTGTTTCTTCATCAAACTTAAAATGTTGGAATGGTGGAAAGTTTAACTTAACTCTTGTATCTGCTACAGTCTTTGGATTCTTTTTACGTCCTTTTTCTTCTGGAATATGATCAAATGACATAATTCTAAAAATTAATTCATTCTTTTCCATTTTTCTATAATCAATGGCACACTCTGCTTGTTTTACTTTTTCACCAGCAAGTTTACGTGCTTCGTACTCTGCGGTTCCTAATTTTTTGGCTTTGTTACGTTTTGCTTCAGCAATCGTGCGAACATTAATTTTATCTATACTTGGCAGTATAATATCAAAGTCAGCATAACTCTGGTCAACATAACTACAATATGTTGTTTTGGACTTGTGTATTTCTTTTAATAAGTCCTTATTGTTTAAATAATTTACTTTTTTCAAGATATTCTCCTATTTGAACTCTTATTATAAACTACTCTTATTAAAAAGTCAATAAATACTTTATAGATAGGACACCAAAATAAAATGAGCGATCCAATAGATAATAAGAAAGACGGTATTACCGTCGACAAGATTTCGAAATTAGCACGTGATAGTGTGCAGGCAATCTCTGATGGTGCCGAAGGGTTTATGAAAGGTATACGTTCACGTACTATACCTAAAGATGGTGAACCAGATGAATTACAAGTTACTTCTGCAAAATGGGCGTCAGACCCTAATGGTAAAGATTGGCGTGTTAAATTAAGTGTTCCTAACATTGATTCCTTTCAACAAAGTCCTATATTAGAGCCATTAGTAGCAACAGGCGGTCTTGCATTTCCGTATACTCCAACAATCATTATGAGTCATGCCGCTTCGTACAGTGCAATAACCCCTGTACATAGTAATTATCCGTTCTTTGCGTACCAGAACTCACAAGTGGATGCTATGACACTTACAGGTCAATTTTACTGTCAAAACGATTTAGAAGGTTTATATTGGTTAGGTGCATTACACTATCTGAGATCAATTACAAAAATGTTTTATGGTGCAGGTACTAATCAAGGTGCTCCACCTCCAGTAGTAAAATTAAACGGCTACGGAGATTATGTGTTTAAAGATGTTCCGTGTATTGTGACAAACTTTACACTTGACATGCCTACTGATGTTGATTACATTGCTGTTGATATGGAATTCTTAGGAGAATGGAAAGATTTTGAAGACATATCAGGCGATGAACTTACTTCCACGTCCGGCGACAAATCGTATGTTCCAACAGAAAGTCAAATGACTGTAACAATTCAACCAATATACTCAAGAGCACTTGTTGAGAAATTTAGTTTAGACAAATTTGCAAAAGGTGGATATCTTGGATCAAATAATAAAGGATTTATTTAATGTCAAGTTCACCGTGGGCTAAAACAAAACTTAATAGAAGAGGGAACTATTTAGATATTCTAAATATTAGACCAGTTCCTGCAGATGAAGATGATGTAGTTTACGAGATAGAAGCACAGTATCATCAAAGACCTGACTTACTTGCGTACGACATGTATGGCAATCCGAAGTTGTGGTGGATATACTCACAGCGTAACATGGATATCCTAAAAGATCCTATATTTGATTTTAGAGTTGGTACTGAGATACGTGTTCCAAAGGGTAGTAGATTACGAACGTTGTTGGGGATCTAATCCGTGGCACAGAAAAAATTAACAGCATATGAAAGATTCGGTACAACAGGTGAACCCGACGATATCGGCGACGGTTACGAAACTAATGATGTTAATGCACCAGCAAACACAGTTGTAACAGGTAACAAAGAAGTATATGCTGTAGACGATTTTACTAAAACACAAGATGCTAAAGTAATTGACACTAAAGCCTCAAAAGTTGACACTGTAAAAGATAAAGAAAAAAGAGACCAAGCAAACATGAATAGCATGAAGACCGACGAATCAGGGTCTCCGCATCAGTTTGCTGAAGCAGACAAATACCAAGCACGTACTGCTGACGGAAGAGTTTTATCATTACCGTTACCAAATAATTTAAGAAACTACTCAAGTTTTAATTACATAATAGGTTTGTATGCATTAACTAACGAAGAACTTAATAATCCAGATGAATCTTATAGAGTTAAAAAGCCAAAGTATGCTATTTTACAAAGTGGCGGGGGACTTGAAGAAAGTAAAGTTATAACAGCATATGAATCAAAAGGTAAAAAAGTAGAATACTATATTAATGGTTTAGAAATTGAAACTATTATTGCTCCTACACGTAAGAAAGGTTCAACTAACGCAGTTGGATTTAGATTAGAAATTCAAGAACCTTACAGTATGGGATTGTTTTTGCAAACTCTACAACTTGCGTCATATCAAGCAGGACATGAAAACTATTTAGAATCTCCATTTTTACTTACTATTGATTTTATCGGATACGATGATAATGGAAAAGTTTACACAGTTCCAGAAGGATCAAAGAATCTTCCATTTAAACTTGTTGGTAGTGATTTAAGTGTAACCGAAGGCGGAAGTTCTTATGTAGTCGAAGGTGTTGCATATAATGAAGCGGCATTAGTAGATCATACACAGCGTATCCCAGTTGACGTTACACTGACAGGTAGAAACTTAGAACAAATGTTACAGAGTAACTTAAAAAGTTTAGCACAAGAACTAAATGCTCACGAAGCAAAAAAAGCCACAGATGACAAAATATTTACAGCCAATCAATACTTTGTTGTATTTCCTAAAGAACGTGCAAGTGCAGGAAAACTTTCCAGTAACTATTACGGAACATCGAGCGGTGCTACAGATGGCTCCGCAACTCAATCAGAAGCATCAACAATAAACACTGGACCGATCTTAACTGATC